GAAGAAATAGTAAAGGAAACTAAAGCTATGATAGAACTAACTCAAACATTACAAAGAGTTAGAGACGCTGAACGTGATTTTAGTAAAGAAAGAGCTAAAACAAATCAAGAAATAGCTAAGGCACGTATGCTAGCTGAAGATGAAACGGCTAGTTATGAAAAAAGAATAGAGGCGTTACAAAGAGCTAATACATTAGAAATTGAAACTACAGAAAAAGCTATTGCACTACAAAAAGAAAAGCTAGACGCTAAAAGAATTGAGATAGAACAAAGCGAAAGCATGGCCGAAGACTTAGATGAACTAGCTGCTTTAGAGGTAGAGCTTATCAATATGCAAACTCAATCTTTTATGACTAGAAAACGATTGATGACGGCTGAGGAGACTTTACGTAGAGAATTTCAAGCACAAAAAAATGCAGACGATAAGGAAGAAGCTGATAGAATAAAACAAGAAGAAGCGGATAAAGAAACTAAACGTAAAGAACAAGAAAAAATACGTAAGGATAGTGAGAAGGCTAGAGAAGACTATGAGAAACAACAAGCTGAAGCTAGACAAAAGAAAAGAGAAGAAGAATTAGAGCTAGAAAAACAACTAGCCGCTCAAAAGGAAGCTATAATATATGGTGGTTTGAACGCTCTTAAAAGTGCACTAGGTGAAGAGACAGCTGCTGGTAAAGCTGTAGCAATAGTAGAAGCTACTATGAATACATATAAAGGTATATCAGCCGCTATTGGTTCGGCTCCGCCTCCTTTCAACTTTATTGCAGCCGCTACTACAGCCGCAGCTGGTTTTAAAACAGTATCAGATATTATGAGTACTCAAGAACCACAACTTGCTAGAGGTGGTATAGTAGGTGGTTATGGTACAGGTACTAGTGATAGTATTAGTGCTAGATTATCTAAAGGTGAGAGCGTTATAAATTCTAGGTCTACTAGAATGTTTAAACCTATACTAAGTGCTATTAATGAAGCTGGAGGAGGCCGTAGTTTTGCTGGCACTGAAGGTTCTGGAGGTACTACAATGGGAGTTATCAAAGCTTTTGTAGTAGCTGATGATATGACTAAACAACAAGATAAACTAAGTAAGATTAGAAGAAAAGCAACAATATAAAAAATAAAAATATGCCTTGTACTAAATGTGAAAATGGAAAATATAAATGGGGTAATGGTGATTGCAGATATAATACCCTAGAGGATTGCGAAAAAGCCCATATAAATTTTGATATAGTAGAGCTAGTAGTAGATGATGATAACGAAGCTTTAGCAATAGACGCTATTAGTTTAGTTACTGAGCCAGCTATTGAACAGGATTTTGTGTTCTTTAATAAAGAGCATAATCTAACCTTAGCCGCTATTGACGAAGAAAAAAGACTACTAGTAAGCCCAGCACTCATACCTTACAAACAAATATACAGATATGACGCTAGAACAAATAGAGATTATTACGTGTATTTTACTGAAGATACTGTACGTAGAGCCGCTGAAGCTTATATGAAGCACCAAAATACAAATAACGCTACTGTTCAGCATAATGAAAAGGTAACAGGGGTACATACGATAGAAAGCTGGATAGTAGATAACCCAGAAAAGGATAAAAGCAATTTATACGGATACAATTTACCTAAGGGCACATGGTTTGTTACTATGAGGGTATTAAATGATGACGTATGGAACCGTATTAAGAGCGGTGAGCTTAAAGGCCTTAGTATAGAAGGGTATTTTGTAGATAAAATGCAAACTTTGGCTAAAGAAAAATTTGCAGAACCTGTAGGTGAAGTAAATGGCCTACCTTTGTACGAAAAAGAAGAGGACGCTATACAAGCCGCTAAAGAAATAGGCTGTGAAGGTGCTCATGAATACACTATTAATGATATTGTATATTATATGCCATGTTCAGACCATGAAATAATAGAAACATTGATGGAGCTTATAGAAGAAGAAGAGGTTAAAAAGATTTTAAAGCCCAAAAACGAAACAAAATAACATTTTCTATATATTATCTTATATTAACCGTAAAACACGCTTAAAACGTACGAAATGGACTTAAAACAACGTATTAAGGTTGCACTCGGATTAGAGGAAGAGGCAACAGAACCAAAAGAAGTGCAACTAATGTTTGAGGACAAACTAGTAGATGGCACTATTATTGTATCAGAGGCTGATGAATTAGCTGCTGGTGCTGTTATGAATATCCTATCTGAAGATGGTGTACAAACTCCGCTACCAGAAGGTACTTACACTCTAGAGAATGGAGTATCTTTTACTGTAGACGCTGAAGGTATCGTATTAGAGGTATCAGAAGCTGAAGAGGTACAAGCTGAAGAAGAGGAAGAAGAAACCTATATGGAGGCTCACGCTGAACTATTTGCTGAAGTAGGTAGCGTAGTAAAAGAGCTTTTAGAAGAGGTAAGAAAAGATATTGGCCGTATTTCGGCTGAGCTAGATGAGTTAAGAGGCGAAAACTTAGCAAAAGATGAAAACATCTGTGAGCTTCAAGAAGAAAACACTCAATTAGCTGCACAGGTAAAAGAGCTTAACGAAAGTCCAGCTGAAGAGCCTGTAAAAGTATCTAAATTTGAAAAGAAAGTGGAGTTATCAGCTGTAGAGTATGATAAACTTTCTCCACGTGAAAAATATTTATACAATTTTAATAACCAAAATAAACAATAAAAAATGGCTTTAACTATTTCATCTTCATCATACGCTGGTGAACACGCAGGGTTATATATTAACGCTGCTTTAAGACAGGCTAAATCTTTAGAGTATTTAACTGTTCGTGAAAATGTAAACTACAAAGAGGTAGTTACAAAGGTTGCTGGTTCTAACTTAGTAAAAGATAGAAGCTGTGACTTTACTGAAAATTCAGCTACTTTGACGCTTACTGAAAGCGTTTTACAAGTAGAACCATTCCAAATCAACATTGACGTATGTAAATCTACTATGTTATCTGATTGGACTTATTCTAAAATGGACGATTTTACAGCTTACGCTGTTTCTTACTTAGCTGATAGTATTGCTGATAGTATCGAGTATTCTATCTGGCAAGGTTCTACAGCTACTAGCGGTCAATTTGACAAAGTACCTACAGGTTCTATGAGTACATCTTCAGCTTCAGCTGCTTATACTTCTGGTAACATTATAGAAAATTTACAGACTTTAGCTGCTGATATTCCTTCTAACGTTTACATGAGAGATGATTTGTACATCTACATGAACAAGAAAACTTATCGTTACTACATTTCAGCTATTTCAGCTCTTAGTGCTTTCCCTTTCAATCACATGGGTCAATATACTCCAGAATTTGAAGGCGTTAAAATTGCCGTTGTAGATGGTATTGCAGATAACGTTATGTTTGCTGGTGAGAAATCTAACATATTCTTTGGTACATCTTTAAGCTCTGACTTAACTGAAGTTAGAATTTTAGATATGGCTGACTTAGATGGTTCTGATAACATCAGAATGGTTGCTAAATGGACTGCTGGTGTACAAGTAGGCGTTGCTTCTGACTTTGTTTATCAGTCTTAATAATAATAATAACAGCTTATGGTAAGGGCTTCGTGCCCTTTCCTATAGCTACTAAAAAACAATAATATGGCTTGCGAATTAACTAAAGGACGTTCACTAGATTGCAAATCACAAGCTGGAGGTATTTCAGCTGTTTATTTTGCACAAGTAGACGACCTAGTACTTACAGAAAGCTCTGGTTCTATTACAGATATTGAGTTTGCTGCTGGTGCTACAGATACCCTATATAAATATGAGTTACCTAGAGGTACAGGCTCTATGACAGAGACTATTACAGGTAGCTCAGAAAATGGTACTTTTTTCTATGAGCCTTCAGTAACTATCATGTTACATGGCTTAACAGCGGCAGACCAAAATGAGATAAAACTATTAGCTCAAAATAGACTAGTAGTCTTTGTACAACTTAATCAAAGATTATCTACAGGCGGTAATGACGTTATAGTATGTTTAGGTCGTGAGAATGGTTTAGAGCTTACTACAGGCACAAGTGCTAGTGGTGCTGCTTTTGGTGATATGAATGGATATAGCCTTACCTTCTCTGGTATGGAGCGTTATCCAGCGGCTTTAGTAGCTGACTATACTACATCACCTTTTGATAACACAGCTTTTAATGGCGGTACAGCTATCACTATAGATAATGACTAGAATTTACTAGAAAATACTAAGAAAAGAGGGCTTTTTGCCCTTTTTTTTTTACATTATTGAAACAAATAC